CTTTTCTCAGTATAGTTACACGGTGAAAATTTAAATTGATGCTTCCACATAGAAATACTATGTATATGATATAATTGTATAGTAAACGGATAATACTTCTTAATATGGTAATTATAGGTATCTTTTAAGGTATCATATATTGTATGATCAACTTTATATAGATGATGCTCATTAATATCAATAGGATTATCAGTATTATAAATAATACACTGATTACTTTGTACTTTATCCAATTCCTTTCGTGTTTTATAGCCTCTTTTTCTTCTACCTCCAAGAGGATCTAATGATGAATATTGAAATATATTTATTCCGGGTTGTAAGTCATGTAATTTCGGTAAAAATAAAAAAATATCATCGTCATCTTGTTGAAAGAATATAATATTTTCACTTGAACGGGTTTCAAAATACTTTTTACAATGTTGATTGCTCTCTAATACTGTATCAAACAATCCAGTGTCAATGATACTATTAATAATAATATCTCTTATTTGCTTTCGAAATGTTAAATGGGGTATTTTTAATTCTTCATCCCATATTTTTATTATTTGTTTATAATAATTATATTGAGTTTTATGATGTACCCAGTTTTCATAAACATTTAACTTTTCCCAGTATTTATCATTACACCGTATATGACAGATTATTTCCATTTGTGCCACTCGGGTGCCTCTCTTAATAGTTGTTCTCGTATATGCTTTTCACTTTTTGCAAGTATTTTACCGAGTTCCGTTACTCCTTTTTTTATAATCGTAGGGTGTAATACTCGTACGTCTCTTCTTGGAGAAATTCTTTCAGCAGCTAAGTCGTAATTTAATAAAAATTGACCTTGGATGCTATGTTCAGATGATGTTATAAAAAAACCTGTAGATTTATTATTTTTTATATCTTTTGATAAAGTAATAAAATAATTTTCAAACCAGTTCCAATACATAATTTCAGCACCAGCTCTATTTGCTATTAACGTCCAGTCATTAAACGCTAATCTTAGGTTATAGTGTTCTACATATTCCAGCCATCCACATTCTTGACTTATATCTTCTTTATCAGGTATGATTTCATGGCGGTCATCAACCGCGCCTGGCCAAAGTTTAGAGACTCGAAATTTGTTTTTATAAAACATTAATAATGTTTGATGAAATTCACCTTTATGGTTATCTATTCTCTTTTCTGTTACATCTATTATTCTTAAAGCAGCACATTTAATCGATGGTCTATGAAAATTAATCTGAGTATAAAATTTATTTTTATCTTTATAATATTCTTCTTCGGACTTATATGTTTCTTTTGGTCTATATACTATATCAGTCCGTATTTTTATGATTATATCATATGTAAAATTAAATTCTGCCTCTTGATTTCGTATAGCTTCCATTGCTTTTCTAATACTCCAGTGTTGCCCAAATGTATATCTTAAGTTTTCTACGTCGTGCGATATAGGTAATTTACGAGTATAGAACTTTCGATAATTAATAAGGTGTTGAAGTTTTTCATCTAATTCGTCATAATTATCTATGATAACCGCTTTAACAGTTAGTAGGGTATCATATACTAGTTTAGTTAACTTGCTCTTATTATAACTAGTCTCTTTTCCGAGAGGTTCATAACCTATTTTATCCCAAAAATGTGCGAAAAAATCCACGGTGTGGCCCGGGAGATCAAATTCTTCTTTTATTAGGTTAATAGTCTGTTCTAAAAACCTAGGTTGCCCGAACATTAATATTGCTATTTTCATATTTCAACGTTATAAATAATACTCGCATTTCATTTTATCCATTGCTTTCGGAATGTCTTGTAGCGCAGCCCGTGGTTCACCTTTACGCCAAATCGCCGCTTTTTCAAGGCACGGTTCATCAAGCATTTTTAAAAAAGCTGATTTATGTAATATCGGGTAATTATTTTCTTTTTTATTTTCAATAAAAATATATGGAACATTATAACGATCTAATTCTTCAATCCATCTAATATATGTATCTTTATAATTATTATAAAATGTTCCTAAAGAATGTAACCTCGGAGGCCCTTGGGCTGAATCTACTCTTTTTTCTATTCTTCTATGCCATTCCGATTCAGATGTACATAAAATAATTGCTCTTTTTTTAATAGGATGGTCTTTAACTACGTCCCAGCGATGATCCCACTTCGGAGGTCCTTTTAGTCGATAATTAAAAAATATGCTTGAATTTGAATCAAACATATATATCCAGTTCAGCAGCTCTGGAGTAACATACTTAAACGCCTTTTTTGATAATAATACCATCTGTTCTACAAAATGGAGAACCGGTTCTCCGCTGCGACGCCTGTTGTATTTTATGTTTATATCTTGTAATTGGAGGAGATCATCTTGTATATTATGGAGATGTAGCTTTTCAGAACAATATTTAGAATCTATATTTTCGGAGAAAGTTGTTTTACCTATACAAGAAGGTCCACATATTAATTCTAACGTTGGTGGTTCAGATTTTTTTGTTGTCATAGTTTTAAATATCATCAATTTAAGAGAAGCCGCGTTCGCGGGTTAGTTTATCTATTAATTCATAATCCTTAATATAGTAATTTTGTATTTCTTTTTTTACTTTATCAGAAAAACAATAGTTATATAGTGATTCTGTCGGCGGGGCATGAATATGGACTACCGGTAAATTAATATTTAATCTGTTGCTTAATGTAGTATATATGGTTTTATATGTTTCTTTTTTATATAAAAATATGTCTTTATTAATATTAGTATGTCCTCCACAATGGTCCCACGTTAATAGGCCGTTTACTAATGGTGCTTGCGATTTAGTCCACAACCCTTCTAATATCCTGTCTTTAAATTGATACCACCAAGTGTCTATAGGGATTAAAGTAGTATCAGGTCCATCAGGATACATCTCGTTTATCGTAAACCCTCCCTTGTAACTTCCAGGGTTCTTAGAAGTTTCCGAATTTGGTCCTCGCCCGATCATCATTCTAAAAAACGATTCAACTCGTTCCACCGGGTCTCGTAATACGGTAAATATATATTGTATGTCATCAATACTTAAATTATTTTTTTTAATCTTACGTATATGCTCTGAGAATGAAGCATATTTAATGACCAATCTACGTTTAATATCTGCATTAGAATTTGGTCGACACACATGTTCCCACCCATTTTGCTCAAAAGATACAGATAAACTAGCTGAACCGTTTCGAGGCACTCTAATAAAGAGTATATTTTTATTATTCTTCGTTAAATATGGCATCTATATTGCTATTTTCATAATTCGTTATTACTAAAAATTAATTTATAATTAAATCTAAGTATATTTTCCGGTACTTTTAAATCTTTAAGCTTTTCATTATATAATTTTAGGTTTATTGCTCTATCACGAAATAAATTAGTACCACCTGCTCTTTTTTTCCATTTTTTTTCTTTTTGATCAAATTTTGTTAAAGATAAAGTATCGTTATCAATATTTGTCTTAGTAGCAACCATAAGTGAATTTTTTAAAGTTTTTTTAATAAACTTATTTTTACTTAAAACCTTTAACCAGTGTATATTTTCATAACCCCAATTACCGCAAAAATCTTCATCCATTGGATGTTGCAAGAAATCTTGCTTTTTCATAAAAAAAGGAGATGGTAGGTTTCTATAAACAAATTTATTTGTTATAAAATTAAAAAACTTATAATCATAACAAGGAAATTGATATATTTCTTTATCTTTTATATTTATGTCTAACAATTCATTAATATGATTAACAGTTAATAACGAGTCTATATCTATATAACAAACATTATTACTTCTTGCCACGTGTACGCCTAGGTTTCTTCCTCCAGAAAGGTTCCAAGGTATATCTTCTTCTATTTCATATAAATCTAAGTTAGTATGAGTTAATTTAGGTAAAAAATCTCGTGCAGGATACTCCTTACTACCATCATCAATTAAAATAATGTTTACTTTATTTCCAAATTTAGGTAATATAAATTTATCTAGATATGTGAGATATTCAGTTAGATATACATTTTGGTTATAATATGCAGTTATAATATCTATCTTGTTCATGACTAAAAATTTTTGTAAACTAATTCATAATTAAAATTAAGAGGGTTATATGATTCGTATGTACCGTCCTTTAATTCTTTAAGTAGTTTATCATACAGAGGTTTATTGGTGTTTTTGTTTCTAATTAAATTAGGTGTTTCTCCAGCAGTTTCATGCTTACGATACTTGGCGTCAGAATTACGATCTAAGAGTACTTTGTTTAAATAAACTCGAGGAGGCATAATAACCCTTTGGTCCTCTATATGTAATTCTTTTATACCACCATGTCTCATACAATCTCTCATAAATACTCCATGATATCCCCAATTACCAGAAAATCTTTCATCATGTAAGTATTTTATACGGTTTGTTTTTGTAGTTATTCCATGCCAACCACATAGTTTATAATAAATCTTACCTAAACGAAAATCTACTTTCTGAGCTCTCTCTAGATAAAATCTATAATGATATTCATCAGTAGGTGTTATAGATAATAACCGCTCGACAAAGTTATTATATATAACCATATCCATATCTAAACATGTAACCGAGTTTGTTTCGGCGTTTATACATCCTAAATTTACAGCACCACCTGGGTTGTATCCTTCGTAATCTGTTCTATAAATTTTTAATTTAACATTAGTAAGCTCTGGTAAATAATCTATTAACGGATAATCACTATTATCGTCTACTATAGTAAAAGCGATGTTTTTTAAAAACTCTTTATCAATATAATTATCAATATACAACAGCATTTCTTTAGTATATTCTTTTTGATTAAAATATGTATATATAATGTCAAGTTTCATTAAATAAATTTTTATATTTCTTCATACTATCATCTACAGTTAACTCATATTTCCATTTTTGTTTATTTATTGAACGTTTTCCGTGCTCGCAAAAGATATAATGATTAAATCTCCACTCATCTAATGAGAGAACTTGTTTTTTACCTTTAAAATTATGACAAGAAGTAAGACCCTTAAAGCTTTCTAGATTAATTATACTTTTTTGACCTCCATATAACTTAGAAGAAAGATTATTTATACACTGATACTCTTGAGTTATAAATCTTTTTGTCGTCCTATCTCTGTGTAGAAACATTTTTTGATGAAAAGTAATTACTGGTTTTATAACTGATTTAATTAAATCCAAAAGGTTATTATTTTTAGGGCTAAAAATAAATTCATCAAAATCTCCGACAAAGCACCAATCAGCTTCATGCTTATATTCATTAACAAAATCAGTGATGCCTTGGACCTGATTATAAATAATATCTCCTTGTTCGTTTTTAGGGTTATACTTAATATATGTAATATATTGTTTATATTTGCTGTAAATATCTCGCCAAATTTTAGGATCTTGTTTTACAATAGGGAATCCATACCTAGTTGTATGTCTATTAGATCTAAAACCTATTGACCCTGTATTGTCATATAAATAAAAATGCTCAAATCCAAGATTAAGATAATAAATTAAAAATTCTTCAATCCATTCGACGTTTTCGTCCATAATAAATATAGTATGAAATGTTAAGAAATATTTTTTCATAAGTTATGAATATATTTTTTCGAGTTTATTCTTACTATTCATCATCATATATATACGGATTAGATCTTAATCGATTTGCATATTGCTGAGCGACCTCAAAATCATCATATGTATCTAAATCAACACACTCCATTCTGTCCTTTATTATATAGAAATATGGAGTAGCACCTACCCTACATCTAAACCTATCATACGCCCTTTTAGATATACCGTATAACCCTGTTGTTTCCTTAAGTACTGGCGGAGCATCTTGTGATCTAGGAAGAATATTAGGCTGATAATTTACTGGCTGATTCTGAAACCAATGCCATCCATATTCTTCTGTAACTGTTAATATAGAATCATACTTTGTTGTATGAGTTAGCTTGTCTACACATGCTCTAATGGTCTCTGGCTTTAAAAATGGTGCAGTAGCATACAATTGAAAGTAAAAATCATACTCATCTATATGATCTATATCATAATGAAACACATCATTACCGTTTGCAGTATCTAGAGTGAGCTCTGGCTTACGTTCTATCCATTTTACCTTATTCTGAAAGCAATAAGCCTTTATATCTTCGCTGTCTGTATCAACATATATACTATCAAAACATTCTGCTTGAATACAATGATCAATAATATACTGATATAAAGGCTTATCACCTAAGAGCTTAAAATTCTTATCCTTAACTCTCGTTGAATTGCTCTTTATAGGTATTGTCGCACTTACTTTCATATATTTTATTATAACAATTAGGACACAATTGCCCGGCGCCTTCAATATAATAATAGCGGATATCAATATGCGTCATTTCATCATATTGAGTATCCTTTTGACATGATATACATTTATCTTTTTTCATACAAATACATTTCGTTAATTTGATCTACTAATTCTAAGACCTTATATTTATTTTCATAATTTGAACCTAATGATCTATCACAAGAAGTTCCTGCTGCAGTATTATTAATAGTAATATTTAAATTATATCTATCATTTATTAATTTTAACAATATATCTTTAGTAACACTTGTAGGAGAAAGCACATGGCGAACACCAGACCAATAATTATTATTTTTAATAATACTATCTATGCATTTAGCTAACTCTAAACAAGTAACACCATTCCACTTATGATTTGTAAATCCATTTGCATCTAAATCTTTCCTAGATTTAATCCACTCTACTAACGATCGACTATTATTAATTTCTTCCCCGATAATCGAAGTACGTATTACAGTACAATTTTCTGGTTCTCCTAAGGATTTAGTTTTACCGTAAACATCTAAAGCGTCATGAGGAGTATCTTCGAAATAATTCCCATCTTTACCAGACCAAACGCAATCAGTAGTAATATGAATAACTTTAACATTTAACCGCTCACCTACATTAGCAAGACTATAAGGAAATAAGGAATTTACTTTTACAGCAGCAACCGTGCCTAATTTATCTACTTGCGGCTTGATCATACCAATGCAATTTACAATTACATGGCCTTGACCAAGTCCCTTATCAAGCAAAATATTAGTAATATCTTCCTCAGTAACATTTTCTGCGTCTAATTCTTTTCTAGTAAGATTTACTACTGTATTTTCTTTGCTAAGATAAGTAGAAACATACCTGCCTAACATACCATTAGAACCTAAAACAAATATTTTCATTATCTATAATCCTCCTCCCAAATATTCCAAGTATCATAATCAAATCTCTTATCATCTCCTAAACTCTCTTCTAAAGTACTAGTAGAAAAAAACTGTACAATTGTATTCTCTTCAAGATTCATAAAACCATTACAATGATCAGGCGGTATATATAAAACTTTTGGTAATTTAGAAGAAAGTATAAATGTTTTAGGCCATTCTTTTTTAGATACTTCTACTTCTGCGCCGACCTCATCGTTATACCAATAGTCAGGCATAGGCACGGCACCGACTAATGCAGTACCACTAGGCACATAAACATATTTTCCTTCTTTTTTATGCCCATGCCAGGCTCTAATAAAACCTCGTCGATGATTTTCAACTTGATAAAATCGTTTTACGTTATTAAAATCAAAATCATTGACAAACGAAACTGTACCTCTATCGTCTACAGCTTGACCACCGATAAATAAATTAGTTATATCCATTATTATAAATCTTTTGTAAATGAGCAACATTAGAATAAACGGGATCATTTGGATCGGTTATTCTTTGTTCTTCAAACAATGTAATTATCTCATTTATACCTACTATTATATCACTAAATTTACTAAAGCCAGCTTTTGTAATCTTATCGGTATTAACTTTATAATTTCTTAAATCTTCAAAGCTAATATCGGAATATTCTATGTCAACATTAGATTTTATTGTTCTAATTTTCTCTGCTATACCTTTTATTGTAAAGTTTTTAGCTGATAAATTAAATAGACCAGTAATATTATTCTTTATACAATATAAAGAAGCTTCTGCTACATCTCTAACATGAAGTAATGGTCGCCACTGCTCTCCTCCAAACACTGAAAGTTTGTCGCCTTGGGCTGCCTTTTTAGATAATACATTAACTACTAAATCCAGTCGTATTCTAGAGAATAAATCTCCAAGACCATATAGGGTACCTAACCTAAATACAACACAGTCGTTGTGATTGTTTATCAAATACTGCTCAGCTAATAGTTTTGTTTCTGCATAAACAGATAATGGATTAGGTTTCGCATCTTCATCAATTAAACCATTATTAATACCATACACAGAGCATGTTGAAGTAAAAATAATCCTCTTTTTATAATTATCAACCAACCATTTAACAGAATCATAATTTATTTCTTTAGTTAAACTAGGATTAATAGCACATGCTCCATCCCCGACAAGAGCTGCTAACCATATTACAATATCATAATCATCTAAAATAGATAAAAGCTTATTTCTATCTCTTATATCTCCGTTTATAAACTTCACGTCTTTTAAAAACCGAGATTCATACAACAGGCTATCATAAACAGTAACATCATAATTATTATCGGTAAAAACGTTAGTCATATAACCACCGATATACCCAGCTCCTCCGACTATTAAAATTTTATTCATATAGTTTTAACATATAACATTTCAAAATAAGGCGTACCATCATAAGCATTAGTGCCTTTACTAAGCTGCTCGCAATCATATCCTCTCTCTACAAAAAAGGTACGGGTCATTGCGCATTTATGAATTTGAAACTCGTCTCCTCCCTTTATATCCCATGCATTATGCGGTTTATTTAATGTAATTCTTGAGGGATCGTCTGCTGCTTCAGGTGTAAAAATAATAATTTTATTTTTAGCAATTCTTTCCATGTTTTTGATTAAGATTACAGCATTGTCATACTCAAAATGTTCAACTCCATCTATACATACAACTACATCATAAGAACTTGAAGATATATCCTTTAATAATACCTGTGCTACATCATATATTTTAGCTTTACTATTAGGAACAATACGTTTATATTGCTCTAAATACGGCTCATATATATCTAGACCTGAAATCTCGTTATAGAATAAGTGGGCTGACACAACACCATTCCCACAGCAAACATCTAAAATGTTAAATTGTCCGTTATCTAGATGCTTATTAATCCAGCCTATTATTGGTTCATTACTCATTTTTCATTCCAGTGTTTCAAAAAACTTAACACCTTTTCACTTGTATCACCTCTACCAAGCCACTCAACTGAACAGCGTCTATCAGAATTAAGCCATTTAATAGACGCAGACTGATGGTTTTGTGCTCCTAAATTTAACATAAAACTACAATTATTCTCTACCGATTCAGGTCGCTCAGTAAAATCTCTAGGAACTATAACAGGAATATCTAATAATGCTGGCTCTTCTTGAGCTGTACCGCTGTCACTTATTATAAATTTAGATTCTTGTTGAGCTTTGATAAAATATTTATAACCCATTAAAGGAGTTACAACTATTTTACCTAGATCTAAGTTATACTTATGTATTGCTTCCATTGTTCTATTAAATGAGAGCATTTGGACCGGTAATTGAAACTTTGATACACAAAAATTAGCATAATTTAATATTTTCTCCATTCTATCTTTATACTTAAAATTTTCAGGGCGATGAATGTCAAGAAGAATATGCTTATTACTCTTAGGTGTATTTAAATCTGCTAATTTGCATAAAGGCTCTACTATTGTATTACCAATTACACATATTTTATCTTCAGAAATACCTTCTCTTAAAGCTTTTTGCTTATAATTTTCGTGATATACAAATAATAAATCGCTTACATGATCACAAACTTTACGATTTATTTCTTCTAGCATTCGGTCGTCGTAGCTCCTCATACCAGCTTCAATATGACCAATTTTATATCCTTCTTTTTTAAGAGGAACTGATGCAAGTACAGAGTTACTATCACCTAAAAATAATATTATATCTGGTTTTAAATTATTTTTTTCTATAACTTCAATTATTTTTGGACCGAGTTCAGCTTGTTGATAATAATGCTTTTTACCAGCACCTCCAATTTCAAGATTATAATCTGGCTGTCTTATATCTAAATCTTTAAAGAAAATATCAGATAATAACTCATCATAATGTTGACCAGTATGAATTAATATGTGATCAATATTTTTATCTCTATCTAAACGTCTAAAAATCTCAGACATTCTTATAAAATCTGGTCTAATTCCAGTAATAGTTATAATTACTTTTTTAATTGACATTTTTCATCTAAATTTAAATATTTTATTATTTCTACTATAGTACACGATGGTAGTGACTTATAATTATCACCAGTAATTGTATTATTAAACTCTTGACTTTGAGGGTCACCTCCATACCAATGAACTCCTATAGAATCATCATTAACGAGTAAAGCTCGAAAATTATTATTTACATATAATTCGTTTAAGTTTAAATAATCATATCTATATACTAAGTCATAATCTAAATTACCTATATTCAGTTTAGGAAATTTCACCTTACACTCATTCACAGTTCTAAATGCTGATGATATAGCATATGTACCGATAGCCTGATACTCGTCTTTTTGATATATTAATTTTGATACTTCAAGCACCTCATTAAACGCTGCATTATTTGGACATGAAAAGAAAAAACCGATTGGAACTACAGGATTCCCCATCCAAATATGTCTATGATCATAACAAACAAGTGTATCATAACAGTCTTCATTAAATATAATTTCGTGAAGACCTTTAAAAAAGAGGATATCCATGTCACACCATAAACCTCCGGCAGTAGACAGTATCTGCCATCCTAATAAATCAGACTTATGTGCCTCTGGTGCAGTCTCTCCAATAAAAATAGTTGAAAAGTCTATTTTAATTATTTTTATTGAGGGTGGTAATAAAGAGAAATAATCCTTTTCATTAATATAATCTATTTGATCACATTTATGATGATTATCACCTACGTCTCTCCAGAACAAATTATTTGAAATTGAATTTGGAATATATAATCGAACTTCCCACGTGGGATTAAATTTTATAAAAGAAACTAATGTTAAGTAGCGTAAGAAGGACATTTTATCTGCGCCCCAATAAAAATGAGCAACTTTAGGTATTTTTTTTAAGTTCCAGTCGTGAGAAAATGAATAAGTAGCTGAGCTCACCTTACGTGATTTAGCTGAATAGTTCTCGATAAACCCGTCTTGTAGTCCAAACATAGAGTCAGAATTTGCGGTAGGTAGAGACGTAGTATTACTTTCTACATTAGAATATAAATCTCGATTCTTATACAAGTTTTCCATACTACTCGGTTGGTAAGCAGGATGCCATAGATGCGCAACACGTGGATTAGAAATTAATTGTCTTTTTAACCCTAACCTTTTAACTCTTAAAGCAAATTCATCATCATCAAAGGCATCACCATTCTTAAACGCCATATCAAACCCATTTAATGTTTTTAGATTTTTATAAGTAAGACAACTGCAAAAATGATAATATTTTTTTCTAAATTTAGGATGAATATACCAGTCTACACCGGCTTCAAAATCATACATATCTGGCGCTCCACAGCTGCATGAAAGACTTTTTTTACATTTATCGGTTTTAATTAAACTTGCTGATTGATCTTTGTTGAGAGCCATACAATTAAAGACGAAATAATCTTTATGTGTTAAATTGTTAATAGCATATTCTAAAATATTACCTAAATGTGCACATTCAGGGTTTTGTATAATTACAATATCGTCATCATTAGCATCAGGTATTTTATAAAAACCAATATTATAAGTAACACAAGGATTAATCCAGTCTTTGCAGGTCGGTTTAATATAAAATATTTGTATATAAAAATTATAATCATCAACGATACCTTCTAATCTCTCTCCGGGATCGCTTCCATCATCTACAACTATAATACATAAATTATGACCTATAGAATTATATTCATCTAACCTTTTTAACGTATAGAGGAATTGATGTTTTCTATTTTTATAGCTTAAAACTATATATATTTTTTTAGACATTTATTTTTCTAAAAACGACTTTATTACGATGTGTTTATCGAATTTATCTAACTCCTCTTCTGTGTGCCAATATACTTTTTTAATGGTTCCCTTATTATCTACATCAAATTGTAATACTTTCTTACCACACAGTAACCCCTCTATAGAAGTTCTACCTAAAAATATACCAGAAACAATATCGCATTGTTTATAATATTTTTCTACGTTCCATGTAGGTTCAGTTGTAGCAAAGTTAGGATGTACAGTGGAATAATCAGACCTACCAACGTGCAAAACTTTAAAATTTTGTTTTTCAGATAACTCTAACAAATATTTTAATGGTTTATATCTCAAGTAATCTAAACTACCCGGAAATAAAACTACATTATCCTTAACACTCTTTTTCTTCTTACATTTTTGAGTATTAAATCTATTAAAATCAAATGGATTATATATTAATTTTATATTAGCAGTAGGTATTTTACTTTTTATAAACTCAACAATTGATGGCCGTATACCCACATATAAACTAACCCTAGAGTCATCTACTGGTTCTTCTAGATCAATAACTTCAGAGTGAATAATATTAATTAATTTATTTGTCTTAACATCTTTTAAATACTCCCATATAACTTTCCCGTGAGAGAACAAAACTAAATCATATGTTTCTTTTAGAATCTCATCTTTATTAGGAAATTTTATATTATTAGTTCGAGCTCGTAACGGACCGTCTACAAAAGGAGAAAAAATAGACACAGTATGACCAGCGGACCTTAAAGCAGTTGAGAGTTCATAAAAATATATCTCAGAACCAGTATACTCTCTATAACTAAGACAACTTAATAATATGTTCACCTTAATTATTATAATTGTAAAGCATTGAAAGTCAAATAAATACTTACAGATATGGCTAAGAGAACTCGTGGTACTACGACCGCATCATCAAAAAAGACGTCTATGAACGGACAGCGTGTTAATAAGAAAACAAAAATTAATAAAACAGAGATCACCGATAGTATAGAAAAGAATACATTTCTTGATTTCTCTATACAACAAAAATATAACTTAACAGATGTTCATGATAGTTTCTTAGATGTTTGTTTTAAAGATAAATGTAAAATGGCTCTAATTGATGGACCTGCTGGATCTGCAAAAACGTATTTATCAGTCTATATCGCGCTTCAATTACTTCGCACACAGAAAATAGAAGAGATAGTATACATCCGTAGTATCGTAGAATCTGCATCAAAGAGTATGGGATCACTACCTGGTGAGGTTGAAGAAAAATTTCTACCATGGAGCCTTCCTCTATTAGAAAAGCTAAATGAGCTATTAGATAAGTCTACGATTAATACACTTATGTCAGAAAGCTTTATTAAGTGTCATCCTGTTAATTATACTAGAGGTTTAACTTTTAAAAATGCGTGTGTATTAGTTGATGAAGCACAAAATCTAACTCGACAGGAACTAACAACTATTTTAACTAGATTTGGTCATGAATCAAAATATATAGTTATTGGAGACTCTCAACAAAGTGACATTGGAAATAAATCTGGATTTAAATCAATATATGATGCATTTAATACAGACGAGTCTATAGACTTCGGCATAAATGTATTTACATTTACAGAGCTTGAAATTGTTAGATCGGAGATACTAAAATATATTGTAAAAATATTACAAAGATCAAAGATGGAAGGATAATGCTTTGCGCATCCGTTCAAACAGCGTTCGTTTATTTTGACCAGATTCAACTAAACGCGAATATTCTAATTTAAAGGCTTCTACAAACTCTGGAGATAAATCAAACTTACGAGGATAAAAAGATCTAACTCTTCTCACCATATATCGTTCGCATAATTCATCATATTCACTCATCTATAATTATTTAATCTAGTCTTTCTTTTATCTTCAGCGATTTTACGTTCCATCTCCTTTTTAATGAGGGAGTTTTCTTCAGGATCAACATCTTTCCATACTTCTTGAAGCTTCTTCATTTCCTTTAAAGTTTCTTCATCTAAAATATTACCAGTTTCGTGCGCGTCACCTTCTGCGTCAATATATAACTTTAATAATTGTATACGTTCATTTCTATTACCAAAAACCTCTATAATAGCTGGTTTATCATCTGTAATAAAAAACGTAGTCTTTGGATTGTTCTCATGTTCTCTATGTACTGCTTTAAATATATTGTCTATTGATTCTATAATCTCTGCGTCGGTATCTCTCAAATCATCTTCCTCTATTGCAACAGGAGATACTTTGGTAATAGGTGTAAAGAATATAATATCTAAATTACGAAAACTCTCTCGTACTAAGGGTATACACTTAGAGACAAACTTTTCATCAATGTCATTATCTGGTTGCTGCTCGGCCCATATACTATATACTAAATTATCTAATGGACATCTATCAAAGATAACATTTTGACCAGTTCTGTACTTCTGTTGCTCCTCAATCATAAAATTGAGAATATCCCATTGAGTCTTTTTATTAGTCTTCGAAGAATGATCGAGATTATTCTCTTTAATAATATCTCTATAAGTCTTTTTTGGAGTCTTGTAACTCGGCCATTGATCTAAGAAATCTTTTATTAAAGTTGTTTTACCTTGACAGGCAGTACCACTAATTGCAATCCTCATGTTATTTAATATTTATTACTTCAGACTTTTAATGCCATATCCCACACTAGTAAATGAAGTCTAGGACTAAAATTGAAATTATATTTTTTAGCTAATTCAGCAACCATAGGAGCCTTTTCTATATGTTCCTCTCTACTACCACAACAAGGCATTAACCAAACCTGCCCAGTTGGTATATCAAACGGTACAATAAACTTACCGAAGACTTCATCTATATCTGACTCTTTATCAATAACGAACTTAAAACCAGATCCTCTATTAGCATGCCACTCTAAAACCTCAGGTTTATAGCGCCTATCTACAGGGTCTCCGTTATTACTCATTTTAGGAGATGTTGTAAATGTCGCACTTACTCTAACCCATTCATTATCTGGTAAGATAGTTGCGTTAGTTTCAAAATCGATCCGCGGAACAAATTTCCAGCGAGACTCTATATAATGTAATAACTTAATTAATGCTTTTTGTTGCACGAGAGGTTCTCCACCCGTTATTTTTAATAGTGCACCATTATATAAATGATCTTTATGACCACCTTGCTCGAGCAAATCAACTACTTCCTCTAATGTGAGTTTGTTTTTTATACTCCAAGAAATGAAACTATCACATCCATGAGGTGAGGACTCAGATTTAAATCCGATACAACTCAAATTGCACATAGATAATCTCATAAACACAGAAGGGTAACCTACAAATTCTCCCTCTCCTTCAACCGTATAAAATATCTTATCGTCTGATAGATAAATGGTTTCGGATCCTAGCTCATTTGGTGTCTTTATCTCGTTCATTACTAAAAGGATTCTTATATATGTCCATATGATCCCGGGCTTTCGCATCTGGATCTTCCTCTTTCCTATTATCCCAATTAATCTCGTCGAAATTAAGATAATACGTACCCTCGTCCGACGGCGGACGTCTTTTACTTCCTTTACCAGCCATTTTTACTATTATATATTATGAATTCTCTTTATCAAGTTTTATTTCAATCGATTGGAGAACGTTATTAAAATTATCCACTACCCAACACACTCCAGCACTGACAAATGGGAACAAAATATATTCATTGTTACTAACAAAATATACAATAACACCAGACCAAAAACCTAAACATAAACTACATTTAAATAATTCACGAATAAAAGAGATTTTTGTAACAATCTTTCTAGGAAAGTTAAGAATAGTACCATATTTAAGAATAAACATTAAACCAACACACGCTAATATATCAATAATAATTATTATTCCTCCTCCTTTAAAAGATCCTTTAAAGCTTTGTCAATTAATTTAGCTTGAGAAATATTCATTTTAATCCTATTTCCATCATCGTCGATTATTTGAACTGTTTTATTATCCTCATTTATAAAGATCTCTGGACAGCAGGCCTTACCACCACATAATAAAATAGATTTCATGTAATTATTTATAATTAATTACCAGAAAGGATATATATTGTCATCGTCGTCTTTTCTGAATTTAGATAACAACCATTGCTTAAATTGAAGATATCTTAATTTTATTTTATATAAAAATTTCATATATGTTCCTTTATTTTATCTGCTATAAGTTCAGCACCAGCTTTGTTAGGATGAACAGAATCAGTAGTTAAAGAGTTCCTTTTAAACCAAGTTGTATTAAAATTTTCTTCGTAAATATATGTAATATTGTTCTCCTTGCAATAATCTGTCAACATAGTTTTATAAAATCCCATACAAAATTCATAAAGTAAAGCTGCGTTAGTAGTTTCATATCGAAAAAATATCATTTTAACGCTAGGATATCTCTCACGAATAAACTTGACATTAATATCTACGTTATGTAGAGCTTTATCTAAATATTTTTGATGATCATTAAAAATTTTCATAAGAGATTTACTCTTCATAAAATTAAGTTTAGCTAATATATTCCATACATTATTCGGATTATATTTCTCGGAACTGCGCGACTTTCCCTTCATCTCCTTGATAAGGACCTTGATATCCTTCGATTCTAACTCACCACGCCGTGGATCGGCTTGATCGTCAGCAGCTCGTGTCAGACGTTTCAACATAAGGTCGGGTCGTGGTGGTGTGCTCGGTGTGTGTTGTAAATTAAATGAGGACATGTCATTATCATTTAAATCTATAGGCTGACGAGCCGGTGATGGTACTTGATAGATAAAATGTGTTAGTTCTATATCTTTATTTTCTCGGACAAAATTCTCTATTAAATGTTTTGTAATTCCAGCGCCTGGGACACCGATGTTATATGCTTTCTCCGGTAAAAAATCACTATAAGAATACCCGCCAAATGTATTTCCTTTCGGAAGCCAATCACATTTTGTAAAAGAACACCCGGCGCATAATATATTATACATTATAAATATTCCTTTATTTTATCTGCTATAAGTTTAGCACCAGCTTTATTGGGATGTCTTTTATCATCACATAAACCATTTGATTTAAACCATTTTGTATTAAAATTTTCTTCATAAATATATGTAATATTATTATCTTTGCAATAATTAGATAATGTATTTTTAAACCAATCTTTTCCATACTCATAAATTAAAGGTATTTTAGTCTCTTCATATCGTAAAATTATAATTTTAACATTTGGCCATTTACTACGAACTATATTAACATTTTCGTTTACACCGTTAAGCGCCTTCTTTAAATATCTGTCCATCACATCACGTCCAAAGATTTTATTTTCATGCCGTAATTGATGCCATAAAAAATTTTGTTGTAGATATTTTGTTTTCGTAACTTCTCCCCACCCGGTACCTTTATACTTTTTCTCGACCCCGTGTTCCTTAAATCTCCTTCCTAGGAGCTTGAGTACACCGTTAATCCAACCTCGTCCCTGGCTGCTGCGATACCGCTGCAGGTCCGCAATACCTATAGGTGGTGCGTCCTTAATACCCCAAACCCTATCAATTTGTAAAGTGGTTTTATAAAATTCTTCGTCGTTTCCTAACTCTTCAAACATCGGCTGTCTGGTGGGATGAGGGATTTGATAAATAAAATGCGTTAATTCTGCGTCTTCGAGAAATTTGCTGCTTATTTTCTCCGGGACTCTTGTAACCTCAATACCGGAACCGCGCTGAGCGATATTGTGTATTTCTCCTGGTAAAAAATCACAATATGATGCTGCCCAACATCTTCCATCTTCACCGGGCGGTGGATCAACTGCGAAACTTTTCGCTGAAAAAGAACAACCATTGTTTAAGATAATCATATGTATAAATATTTATTAAGTTGATTTATTAATCGAGTACGTTATAATGATTCATATGAACGAGGATTTACTTCAATACGCGAATCAAAATAGACCACGGACTCAAGAAGAAAAAGAAAATATTATCAATAATGCTGCAAAAGCATACGAGGGATATATGGATGCGCTCGGTTTTGATTGGAGAAATGATCCTAATAGCTCCGATACACCTAGAAGAGTCGCGAAAGCATTTGTAAATGACCTAGCAGAAGGGTGTTATAAC